ACTCGCTACCTCGCTACTTCCCTACTCGCCCCCTTACGCTCTTACTGATCATTCGCCGCAGCGAAGTATCCGGTGAAAACGCCCCATTCCTTGTAATTGTTGGTGGGGTTCGCCTTGGCGATCTTCTTCATGCCGTACGCCATCATGACGCCGACACCGCGGAAAAACTGATAATCGTCTTCCTTGAGGAACGTCGGGGTGGGCATGCGGCCCCATGCCCAGGCCATGGCGGATTGTCCGCACAGGAAGATCGGCGCGATCTGGATGCCGGCCGAGCCCGCCGTGGTGTAGGTGGTGGGCAGCCGCACGTCGAGCTCCGGCACTTCCCGGATGATCATGCCGTTGTAGAGCAGGTCGCCGTCCTGGAACAACGGGTTCTTGTCGAGCCCATCGCCTTCGCGGGGGCGCGATTGGGTGTTTGCCGTGATCACGGTGGTGTCGTTCTGAAGATCGCGGAACGGATTCGATCCGGCGAACACCACGAAGTATTCGCGGCCGTTCTTGAGCTTGTAGGGCCGCAGCCGCGGGTTGGCCTTCTTGGCGAGCCGCTTCATCTTGTTGAGCGATGCGGCCGACGCGGTCATTGCCGAGGTAATGTTGGCGGCCGAAGTCGCCCAGTTGCCGGCGGAGAGATTGCCCTGGGCGCCGCCGAACAATACGCGGTCGGCATTGTCGGTCAGCCAGGTATTGCGCTGGGCGGCGGTCGCGCCGTCGAACAGCGCGCCGTTGACGCGCTGGCCGTTGACCGACCCGAGACCGACGGGAGCGGTCGAGGCAAGCGGGACGGCATAGAAGGCGTCGATGATTTCGTCGCGCTGAAGTTCCTTGCCCCAATCATCGAGCAACGGACGCGCCTGGCCGAACAGGTCGACGCTGCTCTTCTGCTCTTCCGACCGCGGCAGTCGGACGGCATTGCGCGCCCAGTCGATCCACATGCGGTCGCCGTAGTTGTCGATCGATTCCTCGTTTCCGACCAAGGTGCCGGTCGAGATCGGCTGGTTCTTGAGACGCGCGATCAGCGGAATGTTGATCTGTTCGCCGCCCTTCTTGAGGTCGTTGATGACCCGAATGATGGCGGTCAGTTCGGTTCCGATATAGGGCGCAAAGAGGTTCTGGCGAATGTATTCGCGCGTCACTTCCTTGCGGAACACGATCAGCTTGTTGTTGGAGGAGACAGTGGTGACGGCCATGTGCCGGTCCTTTCAATAAAAACCCGCCGGTGAGGGCGGGTTCGTCAGGGGCCGACTAAGGGAGCGAGTAGCGAGTAGCGAAATAGCGAGTAGAAGAAAGCCTTCCCTATTCGCTACTCGCTACTTCCCTACTCGCTCTTTTCGCCGACAATTACTCAAACGCGGATTCGAAGATTTCCTGTTCGGTGGAGCGATCGGAGCGCGGGCCGGCATCGCGGGAGCGATGGGCGGCGCCGCCGGAAGTGGAATTGAGGGATGGCGGAAGACGGCGGACGGTCTTGGAGTCGACCTCGCCGGTGCCGCGCTCGATCGCGCGCTCGACTCGGGAACGCCCGGCGGCGCGGGCATCCCCGCTGAGTGCCTGCGTGAGTTCCCGACGATAGTCCGGATCCTCGAGGAGGCGCTGGGCGACCTTGCGCTCATAGGCCTGCGGATCGCCGCCGATCTCGCGCAGCACCTGTTGCTCATTGTGCCAGCGCATCAGGGCCTTGCCCGGATTGGGGGCATTCCAGATGCGTTGCACCTGGGCACGGGCGGCAGGATCCTGCGGATTCTGCGAGGTGAGCGCTCGGAAGGCTTCGGTGAAGGCTTCGCCATGCTCTTCCGCGGTTTCCGAGAACGAGGAGTTGACATGGCGCTCGGTCAGGCTGCGCTCGATCTCCTCGCGCTGCCGGCGCGCCCAGGCATCCGGATCTGCGAAGATGTCGGGCTTTTCCGGCTCTTCGGCCTTGGGCTCTCTATCGCGCTTGAGGGCCTCGATCTCGGCCTCCAGCCGGCGCACGCGTTGACGTTCGGTCTCGCGTTCGGCCTCCGCGACACGGCGGCCCTCCGCTTCTTCGCGTAGCCTGGCAGACGGAATACGTCCGCGCCGATCGGGTTCCCGATCGCGCGCGGCGATACGGCCGTCACGATCATCCGGTTCGGTGCGGTCCGGCTCTTCGTCGCCTTCGCCTTCGTCCTCGTCCTGCGGCTCGTCCTCGTCGTCCTCGTCTCCCTCCTCGAGCTCACCGTCCTCATCGGTCGGCCAGCCGTCATCGGTATCCATTTCCTCAAGCGACCGATCGCCGTCGTTTTCGTCGGGCTCCCGGTTGGTCGCTTCGTCGAAGATTTCCTGTTCCGTTTCGGCGATCGCTTCGCCGATCAGCTCCTCCAGCGGAGGAGTAGCTCTGGGGGTTTTTGCCATGGGGTTCTCACACGGTTTCGCGGTGTGCGCGGGTCAGCCCGGAATCCGCCGGCTGGCGCGGTCAGTCGATGTCGTTCGGCCGGGACGGGGCGGAATTGGAGGAGCGAGTAGCGAAGTAGCGAAATAGCGAACTAGCGAGTAGCGAGTAGCGAATAGGGAAGCTCCTCTACTCGCTACCTCGCTATTTCCCTACTCGCTCTTTTCGCTACTCGTTCCTCCAGCCCTCCGCTTGGGCTTGGCTTCATTTCGCTGAAGCCGGGCGATCTCTCTGCGCAGGCGGCCGATCTCGGTCCGCTGGGCGGTCACCAATGCGCCTTTGGCCACGAGCTGCTTTGCAAGCTCGATGTTGCGATTGCGCAATTCCTTGATGGCATGGGCATCGATCAGGCTATGGCGCATGGCCTATTGCTGGAAGCCCCAGGCATTGACGTCCTGATTGACGCCTCCGGCGCCGAGTGCGCCCGCCGCGACCGTGACGGTGGTATTGACGGCGCTGCCGGGGATGCACGGCGTAATCGGATGAATAATGTTTGCCCCGGTGGTGCCGACGGCCGTAACCGGCGCGCCGACCGAAAACGTAAAGGTGCCGGCAGCCGTCATCACCACGTTGATGGTAATTGCCGTCGTGGCGCTGCCGGGAGAAACGCTGAATCCGCAGATGTAGGTGAACTTTCCGGCCGCCGCGGGAAGTGTCGCCGTCGCACCGGCGGTGGTTCCGGTCGCCGCATTCGAGACCGGAGTTGCGCCGGGCGGATATCCGGCCCCGGCCGTTCCCGCCGCAATAGTGCCTTGCGTGACCGGCAGCGGTGTAGCGGCACTACATGGCACGGCCGCATTGCCGCCGGTGACACACATTTCGACGACGCCGGGAACGATTTGGTTTCCCGGCGTTTGCCAGTTGCTGGAATTATTGGCCTGTCCGAACGCCAGCGAGGCCCGGAGGCAAGCGACGGCAATTATAGCAATTTTGCGAAATTTCATGCCGCATTCCTCTTGGGCCGCGCCGCGGCCTTGCGCTTCTGCGCATGCTGAATTTGCTGCGTACGGCGCTGTTCCTGAAGCTCTTGCATTTTGAAGATGTGCTGGCGTCGCGTCCGCTCCATCTCCAATTGGATCTTCTCGCGGTCGGCCGCCTCGCGCTCGCGCTGCATTTGGGCGTCGACCTGGGCCTGCGCCTGGTCCTGCTGCGCGTTCATCAGTTCGGCCTGGGCCGCGATCTTCGCCTTGGCGATCTCGGCTTGACCTTTCTGCTGGGCGGTCTGCGCCTTGATCATTTCGCCCTGTGCCTTCGGATCGGGCTTCCGGGCGGCCTGCTGTTCGGCCTGCGCGAGTTTCTGTTCGATCGACTTCTTCATGCTCGACGGCATCGGCATGAACTCGAGCTTGATCTGCCACGGGATGGTCGGATCGTCCTTGATCATCTCGTAGGCGTCTTGCATCAGGTTCGCGTTATCGGGGCCTTCATCAAGCATGATGTCGACATCGAGCGCGCCCACCGCATTAACAATGGTCGGCTGGCCCCATTGGTTGAGGCCGAGCTTGTTGAGATGCAGGAATTGCGCCAGGCCGTCCGACTGGTTGATCCGCACGTAGCGCTCCGAAGTCCAATTCTGCTGGATGGCATTCCACACCGCGCGATAAACCCTGATCTTCCAGGCGCGATAATTGCGCAGGAACGATCCGATTTCCGCGATGCCGGCCTTCTGCAACAAGTTGATGGCGACGCCGGAATGCTCGTTCTGGCCGTCCTGGGCGAGGATTGCCGGGTTGATGTTGGCGAACGAATCGATTTCGTGGCCGGCGTCCTGCATCAGGGCGAGATGCGCTTGCAGGTCCTGCGTCTTATCCGCCGGCGTCGGCGCATCGAAGCCCATGTTGTATTCGACGACGCCGTCGGGCCGCGCGTTCTCGCGCCGCGCGGTCTCGACATCGTCGACCGCACCCTTCTGCAGCGTGAGCTTCGTGACATTGGAGATGTGGAGCGCCTTGGAGCGGCGCTGGTTCAGCTCGTCCTGCGGACCTTTGAGATTGCGGATGAAGCCGTAGCGGTCGCCGTCGTGATCCACCGCGGCCGAGAACATGATGAACCGGTTCATCGACCGCTTTTTTTCATCGCGGAACGGCGACTCGCCTTGGGCCAATAGAATGAAGCTGCAATAGAATGCCCAATACCAGCGATTGCGATGCTTGTACCAATGTTCCACGAGCCGAAGCCGGTGCTCGTTCACATAAACCCACTTGTATTCGCGATCCGCGTGAGTAGTGAGATCGAACCCGGTTTCCACCATCAGGGTGCGAAGCTCTTCCTCCTTGTCGGGGAATAGTTCGATGGCGGCCTCTACATCGAGCCACTTCGCAATTCCCATATAGCGCGCATCGGAAAAATCAGGCTTAAAGCTGCGAGGATCGTAAAAGAAATCGTCGCCGAAAATGAAATCGGCCCCCACGTCCGGATCGTCATGGTCGCCTTCGATCAACTTGAGTTCGATGCCGGCGATGCCCTCGGTGGCGGCCTGGGTGGCGCAGTAATTGTCGAGGAACTGCCATTCGTTGGCATCGAGCACCGAGCGCACGGATTGCGTCGCGATCTCGGCGCCGTCGGCATTACGCGGGTTGCGCGGATAGGCCTTGGGGTCCTGGCGCAGGCGTTGCAACAGGCCCGCGACGCCGTCGATCTTGCGGGCAGTGCGATTGTAGGTGATGACCGGCTGCCGGCGTTCGCGAAGGACGCGGATTTCCTCCGGCGTCCATTGCGCGCCGTGGTAATAATGGCGCGATAACTTCTGTTCTTCGTATTCGAGCACCTTGGCGGCGAGATAGTCGAGGTATTGCTGCCGCAGGCGCGACACCGGGAACATTCCGTCGGCGTCGCCGGACCAATCGAATTCGTCGGGCGAATGCGTGCCCCAATTGCCGACGGTGCCGGTCCGGGAGACGAAGTTCGCGGGCATGGATTACTCAGAGATCGGGGAACAGTTCGGTCAACAAAAGCTCTTGCGAAAGCTTCGGCGCGGGTCGTGGCTTCGGTTTTGGTTGATCAAATGCGGATACCTTGATTTTATAATCCGTTGCCAACCATTCCGCCTGCCGCTTGTCGCGCCACGTTTCAAGTTCCGTCCGGAGTTTCTTTGCGCTGCTGTGGCCGTCCGCGATCATGGCAAGCACGACCTGGGCGCCGAATTCGTTCGCCAGGTCGCGCATCGGTTCGGAGAGCTTGTCGATTGCCCGCATGACGCGGGCGGCGTCGGGGTCAGGCATCGCCTTGCGGCGGTGCGTCCGCCTTGCGCTGCGCCAGCACGGCCTGCGCTTCCTGTTCGTAGTCCATGCAGTCCTTGGTCGCCTGGTCGGCGGCAATATCGATCGACTGGGTGCAACCGGCGCAATAAATGAACAGGTTGGCGGCGCGCTGGTACCCCGACATGAAGATGAACCGGGCATCCTGGAGCTGCTTGGGCGTCAGATTGCCGAGCATGGCGTCCGCGACTAGGTCATCCCAGGCCGCTTTGGCATCGGGGAATACGTCGACATGCGTGAGGCCGTCCAGGAAGGCCTGGCGCTCGTCCTTCTTTGCCTTATTGGCGGCCTTGTGCTTTGCATTGCCGGCTTTGGGCTTAGGCATATCGCTCGTCCGTCGTCCATCGCTCGCCCTGCCGCAGGCTCGCCACCCATTCCGTCACCATGGCGACGATATCATCCTGCGAAGCGTGGCAGAACGGACTTTCGTTCGTCACCGTCTTACGCTTGCCCCCGAGCTGCATGATGAGGCCGTAGGGCTGAGCGCTTGTCGAAGCCTTGCCGGCGGCAAGGGGACTCGATTCCGCAACCCGAAAGGTGCTGATGCGGGCGCCGTCGCAGAGCTTGGCCAGGATCATGTTGACCCCGGCATTGAATTCGCGCTCTTCCTGATCGGGGAGGAGGAAGCTCATAGCAACTTCACCGAGGACTGCACGTCATGCTCCGGCGGCTCGCCCGGCGGCGCATAGGCGTCCTTCGGTATATCCTGTTTCTCCGGCGTCCGCATCCAGGGCCGGCTCGAACAGGCGTAGCGCCAATCGTCGGCGGCATGATCCTCGCTCTCGGTGTCGAGGTCCTCGGCCCGCGCCGGATCGTGCTGGAGGAGCGGGATGGTGCGGATCGACGCCGTACAGGTGTCGAAGCAGTAGATCATCGGGACACCGGCGTTGCCGATGATCCGGGCCCGCATGGCGTCCCAGCCGTTCATGGGGCCGCGACGGTCGCGGCCGGCGTTCTGGGCGACGCGGGTGTTGTCGGCGGCCCGGAACGAAGCCATCTTGCGGGCCGCGAGCTTGGAATTGATCCGCTCCGCGATCGACGGGCCTCCATCGACCGCAAAAGCCGCCGGGTCGAGCACCGCATAGGCG